GAAGGATGAATTTTGGACTATTATTTTTGGTGGTATTCTTGTGGCTTGTTTTGTTCCTTACACTCAACCTTATGTAAAAGAAGGATTTGATTTCTTAAATGCATCCACACCATCTTGGTTTTCGACTTGTTTATATTTATGTATTGGATCCTCATTTGGTTATCGCTTTGGTAAAACTGGACTACAACTTATGAATAAGAAGTAATGGATTTAGTACATATCATTGATGGTTTAATAGCTTTGATTGTGATGGGTGGTGGCTGGTTTCTTGGCAGTCAGGCAAGAGAAGTTAAACGATTAGATATCTTGCTTAATAAAACAAGAGAAGATTATGCTAAAAGAAATGATGTAACTGTATCTATCAATAGACTAGAAGAAAAGATAGATCGTATCTTGGAGAAAATGAAATGAACTTAGTTGATACCATTAAGAAACACGAAGGCTGTCGTCTTGATATGTATAAAGATACTGTCGACGTCTGGACAATCGGATACGGACATAACTTAGAAGAAGGAATTGACCAGGCAACTGCTGATTTTATTCTTGGCAGAGACTTGGAGAAGCACTCTCAAGAGTTGGATAAACATAAACCTTATTGGAGAGAGCTACCTGAGCCAGCACAAGTTGTATTATTGTCTATGCAATTCAATATGGGTTGGAATAGATTCTCAAAGTTTGTTAAATTTTGGACAGCAATCGAAGCTAATGATTGGAAAAGTGCTGCGATTGAGATGGAAGATAGCCGTTGGTGGGATCAAGTAAAATCTCGTGGACCAGAGCTACGACAGTTATTACTGGATATTTGAGGGGTACAATCATACTCGAAGGTATCATTCCACCCCTCTGAGGGTCTTTATATCAAGCCGTTTTTTTAAGATTTTGTAGATTCGCCTAGCACACCAGCATATCCAGCAATATCTACAATACTATCTATATGATTTGGTGTTTCAATTAGTCTTGTTACTTTTAATGCTATCAAAAGTAGACCAGCTTGTTGTGGTGTGATGTGGTAGTCGAGGATTGTGGAGGATAGTTCAGAGAATCTTTGTAGCATTTTCTCTGGTGAACCGTATTGGTTTTCTCTGTCGTCGACTTGCACTTGTGCTTCCTTTAATATTTCTTTTGCTTTCATCTTACAAACTTAAGGTAAAGATAAACATTAATCATTAATGATATCAGTATCGCTAATGGAAACATAAAGACAAACAAATAAACATTTAGTTCTTCATATGTCATTCCCATTATAGCTGATACTTCTATCAAAGTAAGAACACACCAATCAAAGATATCATCTATCACAATGATACCCTTCTTTGTTTTGAAATATATTTAGGAAGTCTAACTTTATTAAAGCTAGATTTTCTTTTACGTTTGGCTCTATCAAATAAATCTAAGTCCTCATTTGATTTTATAGCACCACCTAAAGATGAGTTGCTTTTTATTATTACAGTTTCTGGTCGATATACTCTTCCGTATTTATCGAACTCTTCTGCTCTTGGATCATCAATAAAACTCATTTGTTTGTACTCCTTTTTTGTTTACCAGTTAGTTTCATTGCTTCTAATAAATTGTCAACATCCACTGGTGTTAAATATTTTACACCACTGAGAGGAATGTACTGTATGTTATACTTCCTTACGTATCTCATTATTCCTAGTTCAGTTATATTGGATTGTTCGGTTTTAGCACACTTGCTCCTGAGTTCAGAAGCAAGTTGCTTTATGGATATAAGGTCTAACATTTCCTTATATCTCTGTGATATGCTAGAAGGGGATTTCATCGCCATCATCCGTGAAAGATTTTTCAATATCTTTAGCAATATCTTCAGGTGATTTTTCTTGAGTAGCTGGTGCTACAGTTTCACCTTCTGTTTGCATCTTATCTGATACAACTGCTTTAAGATATTTAGTACCTTCTTGTTTGTGACCAGATGGAAATTCATTTACCCACATAGCAATACGTCTAGTCTCTCCCATTGGTCCAGAGAAATCAGGTGCGCCTTCACTTGCATCCTCTTTCTTTGCATATATAGAAGAAACCTTTTGATAGAGTTCGTAATACTTTTCGCCCTCTCTAGTTGCACAAGCCATAAGTAAAGTATTCTTATCTTCTCCATTGTTATTTACTTTACCTATTGCTCTTAGCATTTGGTCACCTCTTGGTTTCCAAAGTACACCTTTATCAGTGTCGTCGTATTCATTCATTACTTGAAGTCCTCCTTATTTTTTGGGGTTGTGATGGCTCTTTCGTTGCCTGGATTTTTGGGTGGATTAACATTGCCGTTTGGAACAATGATACCACTTGCTTTACTGCCGTCGTCATCTACTGATGCGAGAGCAAACAATGCTTGAAGGCTATACCTTTTAGCATATGTTATTGATGAACCTAACTTTTGTGGATCGTGTAAGTTTGGTACGAAACAAGGCACAGATAATTTAAGCTGTGTCTGACTACCAACGTGTGTAGCAGTAGCAGTAATAATAAGATTGCCAGTTTCTGTTACTGTTGATTCAAAGCCATAAAGTATTCCATACTTATTTGCCTGGTCACAAGCTGACATAACTTCTTCTAAACTAGAGTATGTATTCTTGAAGAACGGATTCTTTGAAGATTTGTTTGCAACAACTTTATCTTTTTGAAACATCCACATTGCTTGTTGAATGTTCTGACTAATAGGCAATACCTTTTTTGGCTCTTGCTTTTTTGTTGGTGATACATTAGATTTTTTAATATTCATATTTAATTCCTCCTATGAATGATAAGTTAAAACTGATGTAGCTTAGTATCATTAAGCTACATCTTTTTTTTGTAAGGATACTCTGCGACCATTCTTAGTTCTGTAAACTTTGACATGATCATTATATACTTCTCGATCTGTATCCTTTAATTCTTCAAGAAGTGCTTTCTTTGCATCTGAATTTTGTTTTGCCTGGTCAACTGTTGAAGCAAACAACTCTGAATTAAATGCAAACGAATTACTTTTACTTACATCTCTGGCAATCAAGCCGTCGACAACTACTTTGTCTGTAGATACTTCTCTGTATGCTACTTGTTCCATTGGTGGAGGAGTATCATCTCTGACATATGCCCAGAATTTTTTGACATTATCCATTGTCATAAGAAAGTATTCACGACTCCTACCTATCCAGCAAACATCATATCGATTGTTACCAAACAATACAGATAGATATGCTTTCTCAATCTTAGCTACATTGAGATAGTATTGTATCTGTGGCATATAATAATCACGCACTCTATCCATTGTATTGTTTGCGTGTGTATGTTTGAACTCAATCATATAAGTATCAAAATGTTCTGTGTCATTTGATCTATAAATACAATCAAGATTAGCTTGGATTACTTCACGATCACCAAATAATTTTAATGATAAATCTCTATCAACTATTTTTGGTTGCCAATATTCTTTACGCTCTTCATAGAATATACTGTGCATCATCTCTTCATTGCCATTGGTCATATACTTTCTAAACCAAGCGTGATTCAATGCTTCTGTGGTAGCACCCATAGCTACTGGTAATACATCTGAAAGATCAGGTGACTGCTTACGACCAGTCTTGATCTCCCACATTTCAAACCAATTATTTGGGTCTTGTAACTTGGCGACGTCTGAGCCACCGATTTTTCCTTGTCTATTCATATTTAGCTCCTCAACTATTAGTTATAATTTATGACAATTTGTTTAAGATTGCAAGTATTTAATGCGTTCTTGCAATGCATTAGCCAGCTTTTTTCTAAGCTGATATTTATCACTACAGTAATTATGAATGTCTGCATATGATGGATACCATTTATTATTCTTGGTCATATGTTCAATGCATCTAATAATAATATCTGCTGGTATTTTATCGACATGATTTATCTGTCGAACCAATGAACGAATTTTTAGTTCTAAATCATCTTCATCCATATTCTGTTTGTTCATCAAAGAAAACATAATGACCAATCGTTTTAATAGTTCATCATCTTCTAATGGCATTGAGTAACCATAACATTTATGTAATGCTCTTTTTATTTCAGGAACACTTGCGTTGTGTACATTTATGTTTTTGACATAAATTTTTCCATCGTGATATGTTTCAAATATATCAAGTCCCCCCTCTAATAGTTCTAACAACACTGCTGAGCGAACCTCGCTGTCTATGTCCAGAGGATTTGCGTCTATTAGTTTGTACGTTAGGTAATAATTCTTTTCCGTTTCGCTGAACACCATCAAACTCTGCGACTCTTTTACACCAGCTTCTGTAGTGGCTGAATGGTGCGACGATTGTTTCTGCTTTGGCATAATATTTTTTATACTTGATAATTTCTGCATTGTGATCTATCTCTCCAAGTTGATTGTTTAATAATTCTTTCTCGCTATCAGAGGGAGTCCAGTTATTCCACACCTCCCTTTGTTGCTCCTTGTCGACGACTTTCTTTATTACTTCTCTATTAGGGTGTCTGTCTGATACTAGTGTAGTGTCTGTGTGACACTGGTTCTTTCTGATAACTTTGTATTCAAAAAGAAATTCGTAATGATTTGATTTACCACGATCAGGATGTTTGTGTATTAGTTTAAGATCAACTAATTTTTTTAGGCACCTGATGATAGTACTTCTTGATAAGCTGGTAAGTTTTACAAGCCTATCTATTGATGGAAAGCAATGTCCAGTATTACTATTTTCGTGATGAGCAAGTGTTACAAGAACCCACTTAGCTAATCCATCTGATAGTTCAATGTCCATTACTGCTGATACTCTTTTGAAACTCATTCATTCCTCTTGACATTGTATGGTTATAATTGATACTAATTATTTATTCGTTCCTCAACTAATGTAGCTCTCAAGATTCCGATTATCTTGGGAGCTATTTTATTGGAAACTGGATTACATTATTAACTCTTTTAAAGTTAATAACTTCTTTATCTTGATTAAGAATAAGTCTTATATCAATAGCTCTTTCTTCTATTTGCCAGGACATATCCCATTCTCCATCAAACTTTTCATTGAGAAAATTCTCAAGTTCTAATAAAAATTTATCTGTCATTCATTCTCCATTTTTTTAAAATTACTATAAACTCTTTTTAAACACTGATATTCTGAATAAAGATAATCTTTTAATTGTGGTACTTTATCATCATTCTCAAACAAAATTGTTTGTAGTCTTTCACTTATAGCAAAGCGAACTTTATTAAACTGATTTAAAGTTAATGTAACTTTTACTGTTTTATCTGTCATTATTCATTCTCCATTGTTTGAAATTCAATTAACTTTAATGCCTTTGTGTTTCTTACATTGAAACAAACAAATGCTTCTCCATTCTTCTGCTTTAACAAAAGTAAATCATTATCATATTTATTATTTCTCTTACCAAGATACTTTGATATTAAAGCAAAACCAGTATGCCTATACTTACTCTCACATAATAATTGTGTTGATGTAATGAAGTTGCCGTCGCCATATATATTGACATTCAAATCAATATCACTTGGATAATCTTTTAATGCACCTGATAATGGCTGACGTTTAGCTCTCCAACCCCAGCTATTAAATAGATTTACCCACCATCTTTCATGGTAACTTCCTTTGTTCTTTTCTTTTGACATTCATTCCTCCTATGGGTTTGATTGTAATACCTAACTCAAGTGCATCAAGCCAACAACTAAACATAAATCCTGATGGCACTCTCTTATATGTTTCCCATTTCTGCATTAGACTTGGTTCAATTCCCATATCACCAGCTAATGTTTCTTGGCTAATACCTTTTTTATTTCGGTACTTTTTTAAATCTTCTATAATTTTCTGCCAGTTTTCTGTTACTTTTACTGGCCTTTTGTAATGAGTAAAGTGCATCTTCAACCTTTAAAGCTGTTGCGTGTTTTAATTCAGCACCATTGATTGCACGATAATATGTAGACATATCAATCCCTGATTCTTTCCACGCTTGTAATAAAGATATATCAATCTTCCTAGATATTCTTATCAATTCAATTATATAACTATTCATAATCACACCTTAATGCATTGACGCAACGAACACAACCTCACGGCTTGTTTGGGTTAGCCGTGTGGCTGTGTTCTTCTCAATGGTAGTACCAATACCATCCTACTTTTGTGGACATTGAGAATCTTTTTTATAAACATTATTGTCTTCTAAAATATATTCAATATCACTATATATACTATTGAATATATCTTGATGATGTTCAGTATATTTATAATGACCACATTCTGTTTTTTCTAAACAACTCATACCATATTTATCTTCCATCCATTTAGATGCAATACCTAATTGAATACCAATAAATCTAGTGGCTGGAATATAATATACCTTAGCTGGTTTATCCATTGCTTTCCTCCTGATCTACAGACCAATGAAAGGCACTAACCTCATACATATTACCTTTCATATAATCTTCAATGAGTCTGTTAATGTTTACTAACTCTTGTTCAGCTAATTTATAAAAGCCTGGTGTAGTCTTATCTTTTGTAAGATATATCTTAAGTTTAATTCTTGCATGAATACTACACGATACTTCTTTCAAAGTATTTTTTGCACCTATGTCGACGACCTTAGCCATTAGCAACCTCCATCTTTGTTAGCCATTATTGCACGTGCTTCTGCTTCTTCTGCTCGTGCATCAAGGACATTACTACATTCAACTTCAAATTCTCCAATAGGACTTTCAACTGGAATAGTAATACCATTGTCTCGCATCTCTTGTATGAGTCTAAGACATTCGATAGGTGAGTCACCAAACTCTCGTTTAAGTGAGTCAACAAGTTTAGTAGCAATACGATTAAGTAAATTGTCAGCCGACATGGCTTCACTGTTTGATAAATTCATTCGTTCCTTCTCCTATTTATTTATCAATGGTTATTTATTGTTGCATAAACGCAATGATTATGCAACTTCTTTATGCATTTGTTTAGCAATGTTCTTCTTTTGTAAGTCATTGCAAAACGCTACTGCATACTTAGCCAAAGACATTGCATCCCACAACACCTTTGGTTTTTGTTTCATAGCTTTCAACCAACCATTTACATAGACAGTTGTATTAGTTGTAGGCTTTGATTGAATCTTGAGATTTGCAGCGATTAAGGCAGTACCAAGTTCAGCTACCAGTTCTTCGAAAGCATATTCTTTTCTTTCTTGTGATAGCTGACGATTGAGCCTGTGCTTTGCTCCTGTCCAATGAATAATCTCGTGTCCAAGTACAGTATAATAATCAATGTCTGATTTGAATTGATCAAAGTCAGGCATCTTGATTATATCTTTAGATGGTACATAACAAGCTTTGTTGTAACCAGTTTCTATTATTGCTGAAATATTATCAAACCATTTTGCTGTTTGATTTTTGATGGCTTGATCTGTAATCATTTCTTTTGTTACAAATGTTTGTGGATGTGGTTGTCTTGAAATACCTTTGACTTGATCACGATTGAATACAGCCCACGCTTTGAAGCCATAACATAATTGATTGTCGTCGTCATCCATTCGGAGTTTAGGTTGCAAGATATATTGATTGAAGGCAGTTGCTGATTGTCCAGCAACATCACCACCTATTTCTTTCCATTGCTGGTAAGTACCCCATTGATTACTGCTGTAATTTTGTTGGTCCTTTACCATATACAACCAAAAGCAATTCAATCCTTGATACTCGTGACCTTTGGTATTGATTGGAAATCTAAAATCAGAATTATGCCAGGGCATTTGCCATTTATCTTTGACACCTTTCTCAATGCGATTGATAATTAAATCAACAATTTTATCTGCTTTACTCATAATCATTCTCCTCAATATATTGTTCTAATGTTGAGCAACCATAGATGTCGCCTATAAATTCACAAGATAAATATCCACATCCTTCTTCAACTCCATCTAAAAATGCAACCTTTTCTTTAGCTGAAAAGAATGAATACTCTTGGTATGAATCAGGATCGTGACCCCAAACTATACCTACTGTGTATTCATTGTTCATATATGCTTTACGTTCTTTAGCTTCTAAGTTTGCTATTGAATCTTTCTCCCATCTTGGAAGTGTGATTGTTAAATGAATAAATGTATTGAGAGTTATCCCAGCTACTACAATTTGCCATATGCCAGGATAAGGAAACATAAGTGGATGAGTTTGTATTACATATATAATAGCAATACATAATGGAATACTTAACCATCCAGCTAGTTTGATTTGACCCATCCTACTCACGACTTGTTCATCCTACTCATTGCTCTTGCTACTTCAACATCACGCAAGATTATGTATTTGGTTTCTTCAAACTTACCAAGATTTAATAATCGAATGTATCTCTCTATTGTCATTGTATCAAAGTTAAGATCATTCATATCGTGGCAATACATTATATAGATTGTAAAATCATCTAGTGTTTTTTCTTCTGTCATAATTTTTCTCCAAGTTAATTGTTAATGATAATGACGACGACGTTGTATAGCTACTGCTGTTACTCCACGCCACGTCGTTTGCAGTTTTCAATATCAGTATTGATAGTTGAATTTGATGTCGATATATTTAATTTTAGATTGGTAATATCTTGATTTAGTTGCTAGATATTTTTTGTAGTAGTCCATTCGTCTAACAGCGTGACCAAAGTAATAATATTTTGAAGATAGTTTTTGACGACGACCATCTTTCAATGTGATTATAATTTCAAACATATGATACTCCTATATATAAACAATCGGTGGTTGATAAGCATAAAAAAAGAGGTGGCATTTCAACCACCTCTTAGGGAGAATTGGTTTGTGGATTAACCTTTAATTAAAGCGTCAATCTCGTCTAGTTCCATTAACTTGTTCTTAGAACTAGATGACTTTGAATTTGGAGTCCAATCTTTGCCAACTAATTTCTTGAAGGCTTTGGTATCAGCTTGGTGTCTGTCAGAAAGCTCTTCAAGTTCAGCTTTCTGAGCCTGAATTACGAAGGTTAGCTTAGACATCTGAACGTGGATGACTTCTTGTCCAGAGTATGTCTCACGAAGGTCTGCAAGTTTGACTCTGTTCTCAGAAATTTGATCAGACTTATATTGTATGCTGTTAGCAGAAGTGTAGCAAGCGTCTCTAGCTATTGATTCTCTAAGATATGTTAGTGAATCTCCAGAATGGTAGTTAATAACGGCTAATTTTAATTCTACTAAGGTCTTAGATTTTGTGGTATTTCTAGTCATAATATAGTCTCCTAAAAGTTTAAGTTGCGATGCTTTTGCATCGTGATGTCATCCTTACATAAACAATGATAGACGATAAGCTACTACGCATAATGACGTCAGTCATTAATCTAATGCGTAGATAACATCAACCCCCATACAAGTTAGGCAATGGGTGGTACGGACAAACTTGTATGGGGGTCATTTTTATGTGAGGTTGTCAGCACGATCCTTGCAAAAGCGTCGTGGCTTGAACTTTTTTCTAGGAGACTACATTGTGACTAGAAATGGCACGAAATCTTTTAGAACTTAGCAGAATTAAAATTCGTCGTTATGGTTTTAGTATGTCTTTTAGTACTAAAAAACTAGCATTGTGGAAGTTTCACTTATATCTTAGAGAATTGATAGATAGAGTCTTACGCTTGGTAAACTTATGGTGACAGTATAGAATGTTAGACTGGTCAGATTTCTGAGGTTAGTGTCAAACTCCTTCGTGAGATATGCTGTGGACAAGATGTTAGTCATCCTCAGATTTCTATGCTTACCGAAGTTTCAGGGTCAGAAAGATGAACTTCTTTCTGTCAAACACCACTGATAGTAAAGACTTTAAGAACCTCTAGTTGGTAAAGATTGGTGTACGAGGAATCAAAGTCATCTAGTTCTTTTAGAACAAGTATGGAAGTAGACGATATTTATGCAAAGGTTGAGTCACAAACCTAGTCTGCCTTAGAGGTGGCTCTGTTTGAAATGACGCAACTTTGGTTAGGCTTAGCAACCAATAACAAAGCTAGCGTGCCTTAGCACGCCAAGCATACAATTTGTATGTTGACAAAGCATATATGGATGCAATAGAAGGGGGACTAGGGGGTTGTTATGAGTTCAGTTTTAGACAATGGTCGTCGACCTTTGACAAAGAAACAAATGCTTTTAGTTGATACACTCGTAGCAGAAGGTTGTAGTATAGCAAAAGCCAGTCAAGAAGCTGGCTATGCTAGTGGTGAGTCTGGAAGAGTCACGGCTAGCAAAGCTTTGCGACTGTCTCACGTGCAAGAGTATATGATGAAAAGGATAACAGAGAGTTTGGGCGTTAATGCTACGCTTGCTAGCGCAAAGCTTGTGAAACTAGCCAGTGGTGCTAAGAGTGAGTACGTACAACTAGAAGCCAGTAAAGATATCCTTGATAGAGCTGGATTCAAAGCACCAGATAAACATATGCATCTGCACGCTGGTGAGATTAAAGTACAGATAGACCTTACTTAGTAGGTAGGGGGGTTAAAAAACGTTGTACTGTTACTGTTACTCCTCCCTCACTCGCATTTATTTCACAAAGGTTCGGTTTGTGCGTTGCTTACTATAATTTTTTTCCTTTATAAGCTAGAGTATGAAAGATAATACTAAAGTATTTTTAAAAGCTATAACCAATGCATTTCTCCCTGAGTTTATGGATAGTGATGAACTCAAGATGAGTGCATTAAGCCAGGACACCCAAGATGCACTTCAATCATTTCTTGATGATCAAATGGGCGACGTCGACGAGGGAACATATAAGCAGTTTACATACGAGCATATAAATAAATTTTTTCAAACTAAGTCTATCTTTGAAGATAATAAAGAAGGTCCATCTAAACAACTCAAGACTATACTTGGTGGCTTTGGTGTAAGACGGACAGCAGATGGTTATAATGTTATAGACACTTATGACTTTCATCCAAGAAAGAAGTTTGTTGACACAGATGATGGTGTACTGACAGAAGATTCAAAGAAAGTAAATGTTGGCTACACAGATGTTGCATTACAGTTAGCATATAATTTATTTACTGGCACTGGTGAGGGTGGGAGATTATATGAACCAGCAAGGATGCTTGGTGGTATTCTACTTCCTGAGAATGAAGATAGAAGTCCTTTAGACCCAACGACAAGTAATAGTTTAGCTATTGATTGGAACATAGGTGAAGGACAATCTGTAAGACAATCTAAACTTACAAACTCAGTTTTAGCTGGCTTACCTTCAAAGCCAAAGAGTACATCAACAAAAAATAGGGAGAACTAATATGCCATTTCATAGTAATACTGGTGGTGGTGGTAGACCAGATCGAGAAAGTAAATCTGATGAAGAACAACAAAGAAAACTTCAACAAAGAGAAGCTGACAGAAAACAAAAAGAAAGAGATAGAAAAGCAAGAGAGCAAAGAGAAAAACAAGCAGAACAAGCAAGGTTAAAAGCTCAAGCAGATGCAAGAGCAAAAGCAAAAGCTGATGCTGAAAAGAAAAAAAAGCAAGTAGCTAACCAAGCAAAGAATACACCGACAAGATCAAAACCTGTAGTAGTTAAAAGTGGTATGACAGCCAATCAACTTGGTAGGCAGATACAAGACCCATCTGATATTCAAGCAACAATTAAAGCTGGTGATAAATTTCTTACGCAACAGAAACAAAACAATGCTGTTAAGACGACGACAAAATCTAAGATGTCACCTCCACTTTCTAAGCCAAAGAATCCGACTAAGTTTACAATTAAAGGTGGTACAATAAAGGGTGGCACTATTTATAAAGACCCAATTACTGGTTCAACACTAGCTGGTCGTGACACAAGAATGAGTGCTATAACTAATCCATCATCTGTAAAAGTTGTTGACTCGAGAAGTAGTCCAACACAACGTGTAACCTTACTTCAGGCAACACCTGATATGTCTCAGACAAAGTTATTTAGTACACGACAAAAGATTACATCTAATAATGCTGAAGTTGTAAACAATCTAAATAATCCACAAGAAACAAAACTTGATTTGCTTACAAAAAAACCAGTACAAAATACTCTACTTACTGAGCTTTCTAAGAGAAGAAAGAAAAGACAAGGTAGTGGATTTACTGGAATAATGTCACAGATAAGATCACTGCTGGGATAATTGTGGATCCGATAACTGCTCTGGCGACGGCAAGTACTGCTTTCAATGTTATAAAACGAGGATTTCAAGCGTCGAGAGATGTGGAATCTATGTATAGTGATATCGGAAGATGGATGGGTGCTGTCTCTGATATCAACCAAGCAGAGAAGATGTCAAAGAATCCACCTCTGTTTAAGAAATTATTTGCTGGATCAAGTGTTGAACAAGAAGCAATGGATGCATTTGCTGCGAAAAAAAAAGCAGAAGCAATGGAAGATGAGCTACGCAGTTGGATAAATATGGTTCACGGACCTAATGCTTGGGCTGATCTATTAAAGATGCAAACGAAAATTAGAAAGCAAAGACAAGAACAGATGTATGCTCAAGCTGAGTTTCGTTCTAGAGTTATAAATATTGTTGGAATAATTTTGCTTTGTACAATACTTGGTGGTGTAATAATGTATATTGGATATTTATTTTATTTAAAAAGAACTGGAGAACTATGAGTTTCTTACACATTTTAAAGCCTGAAGAGAGAAGATTACTTAGAACTATTGTAAAGAAAGTTCACCTACAGTATGTTCCTAATGAGAATAAGTCTGATAGGGAAGCTGATAAATTGATAGCAACAATAGGTCCAGCTACAGTTGAACAACTACTCAAAGCTGGAAAAGATAACAACATTGACAACATTTAAATATAAACCTGACGGCAGAGTATTAAAGGAGTTTATGAGAGATGACTCATTCTTTAGAGGACTGCGTGGTCCAGTTGGTAGTGGAAAGTCGGTGGCGTGTTGTGTCGAGGTCTTTAGAAGAGCGTTGGCACAAAAGAAAAATGACAAAGGTATTCGTCGTTCGAGATGGGCGATTATTAGAAATACCAATCCCCAGCTTAGAACCACAACAATCAAGACCTGGCTAGACTGGTTTCCAGAAAATACTTGGGGAAAGTTTAGATGGGAAGTTCCATATACTCATCTTATAAGCAAAGGAGATATGGAACTTGAAGTAATATTCCTAGCACTTGATAGACCTGAAGATGTAAAGAAACTATTGTCACTTGAACTTACTGGTATTTGGGTTAACGAAGCAAGAGAAATACCCAAGTCAATAATAGATGCGTGTACTATGAGAGTTGGAAGATTTCCTTCAATGCGTGAAGGTGGTCCAAGCTGGAGTGGTATAATCTGTGATACTAACGCACCTGAAGAAGATCATTGGTGGCCGATAATGTCTGGTGAAGTTCCAGTACCAGATCATATTCCCAAAGAAGAAATCAAGATGCTTGTCAAACCTGATAACTGGTTTTTCTATACTCAGCCATCAGGTATGCTGGAAAAAAAGAATGAAGATGGCGACGTCGAAAATTATGTATCAAATGACAAAGCTGAAAACAAAAAGAATCTCTTAGGTACTTACTATGAGAATACTGTCAAAGGTAAAACAAAGTCTTGGATTGATGTGTATGTAATGAACAAACTAGGTTCAATCGTAGATGGTAAACCTATATATCCTATGTTTGTAGGAGAAACTCATACATCAAAAGAAGAAATACCAGTAGCAGATGGTCAACCAGTTTACATAGGATTAGACTTTGGACTTACCCCAGCTGGAGTTTTTGCACAAAAGGTAAGAGGTCGTTGGTTAATACAATCAGAGATTGTAGCTTTTGATATGGGTATTGTAAGGTTCTCTGAATTACTTAGAGAAGAGATTGCAACTAAATATGTAAACTGTGATGCATTAATATATGGTGATCCAAGTGGTGACTTCAGGGCGCAAACAGATGAAAGCACACCATTTCAAATACTTAGAGGTGCTGGACTAAGAGCAATACCAGCACCATCTAATGATGTATCTCTTAGAATAGAAGCTGTTAATAAATCTTTAATGAAGATGGTTGAAGGTGTATCAGGGTTTTTAGTTGACTATCGTTGTCGTCAAATCATTAAAGGCTTTGAGGGTGGATATCAGTATAGAAGATTACAAGTATCAGGAGAAAGATTCGCAGACAAACCTGATAAGAATATGTATTCTCATATTCACGATGCACTACAATACTTAATGCTTGGTGCTGGAGAAGGAAGATCAATCATTGGAAACAATAAACCATTGCGATCCTTTAATGCTAAACCTGAATTTGATGTATTTCGTCGACGACCAAAAGCGAGAAGAGAAGGTCTATGGTCACGGATGTAGTTAAGTTCAGATTGTTTTTAACAGTATATGGTTTAGCTATGTACCATTTTTGTGCGTGGCTAAAGTCATTTGAATGGAGTATCGAAAATTATGTGTTTTTTTAAAAGTCCTAAAATGGTAATGCCTGAACCCAAAGTCGATCCTGAAATCGAAAAGCAGAAGGCTGAAGAAAAGAAAAGACAAGAAGCCGAAAAGAAAAAACAAGAAGAGTTTAAAAAGAAAACATCTGCTGGTAAAGTAGGTAGGCGTTCACTTATATCAGGTCAATCAGGTGGCATTGGTTATTATGAGGACCCAATGTAATGGTAGAAATCAATACAGTTATTCCTTTAAATAGTGGCTCTGATAAACCAGTTGACTCTTTATTAAGAAGATATGAAAGAGCTAAATCTCACAGAGATAATTGGACATCTTTATTTGAGGAGTGTTATGAGTATGCGTTACCACAGAGAGAAAGTTTCTATGCTGAGACTCCAGGTCAAAGACGAGACGATAAAATCTTCGACGAAACTGCTGTGGTCGGAGTTCAAGAGTTTGCATCAAGACTACAGTCTGGTCTTGTTCCAAACTTCGCAAGATGGGCTGACTTTGTTGCTGGATCAGAAGTTCCTGAAGAGCAAAGAGATGAAGTCAATTCTCAACTGCAAGGAGTAACAGATTATGTTTTTGAGATTTTACAGAACAGTAATTTTGCTCAAGAAGTCCACGAGTCATTTCTTGATTGTGCAGTTGGAACTGGTGTCCTCTTATGTGAAGAAGGTGATGCAGTTAATCCAATTAGGTTTTCAGCGATTCCATTACCACACGTTGTCTTGGATGTCGGTCCTGACGACAGAGTTGATTCCGTTTATAGAGAACGTCAAATCAGGGGTGGACAGCTTTTGGTTGCGTATCCGAAAGCTATTCTCCCAGAAAAAGTAAAAGAAGCAGTAACTAGAACACCTGATGAAAAAAGAAAAGTACTTGAGATTGTTTATAGAGATTATTCTAAAGTCAATGTTATGGCTCATAAGTATTGCGTTATTGACCTTGAGACTAAATCAAAGATTTTAGATGAGCAGTATGAGGGTGTTGGTTCGTGTCCCATAATAGCATATCGCTGGTCGAAAGCATCTGGGGAGGTGTATGGGAGAGGTCCACTTATCAATGCCCTCAGTGCAATCAAGACTACTAATCTGACAATAGAACTTATTTTAGAAAATGCACAGATGGCAATATCAGGTATCTATCAGATGGAAGATGATGGAGTAATCAATCCTGATAATGTTTCTCTTGTGCCTGGAACTGTAATTCCAAAGTCACCTGGCTCTGCTGGATTACAACCTATACCTACTGCTGGAAGGTTTGATGTTGCCGACTTAGTATTAAATGATATGCGTAATAATATTAAAAGAGCATTATACAATGATATGCTTGGTGATCCAAACAGAACACCAGCAAGTGCAACAGAAGTTGCAGAAAGAATGGCTGACTTATCAAGAAGGATTGGTTCTGCATTTGGTAGACTTCAAGCTGAAATGGTAACACCAGTATTACAAAGAGTTATATATATTTTAAAGAAACAAGGTCGTATTGAAATGCCGACTATTAATGGCAGAGAAGTAAAAGTAAGATCAGTTTCACCTTTAGCTATGGCTCAAGCACAACAAGATATAGTTTCCGTCGACAGATTCTTAGAGTTAGTTGGTGGCAGATTTGGACCACAGATGATTAACTTGTTAATAGATAGTGAAGAAACATCTATACATCTAGCAAGAAAGTTTGGTGTTCCTGATAATCTCATAAGAGATAAAGCAAGTCGTGAAGAGATTATTAGAATGACAGCACAGATGGCTCAACAACAACAACAACCTATGATGCCTGAAGAGTAATGGCAACTCCAGCTTGGCAAAGAAAAGAAGGCAAGAACCCTGAAGGTGGATTAAATGCAAAAGGTCGTGCTTCTTACAATGCCAGAGGTGGTAATCTCAAACCTCCAGTATCAAAAGAACAAGCTAAGAAAAGTCCAAAATCTGCTGGTCGTCGAAAAAGTTTTTGTGCTAGGATGCGTGGTATGAAAAAGAAACTTACTTCTGCTAAAACAGCAAATGATCCCAATAGCAGAATTAATAAGTCACTTCGTAAATGGGATTGTTAAAGGAGATATATTATGCCAATGGGTAAAGGAACATATGGGTCACAAAAAGGTAGACCTTCTAACGATCAAAAGTTATCAGGAAAACAAAAGAGTTTACCTGAAGCATTAAAGAAAAAGATTATGGCTTCTAAAATGAAGAAGAAAAAGAATGGCAGTTAATCAAGCTGGTAATTATACCAAACCATCAATGCGTAAAAGAATATTCGCAAGAATAAAAGCTGGTGGCAAAGGTGGAAATCCTGGTCAATGGTCTGCTCGTAAAGCACAGATGTTAGCTAAGGCTTATAAAAAAGCTGGTGGTGGTTATACGTCGTGAAGAAACCTCAACGCTCTTTAGTTGCTTGGACTAAACAGAAATGGCGAACCAAAAGTGGTAAGCCGTCGACACAAGGTTCAAAGGCAACTGGAGAAAGATATTTACCTTCCTCTGCAATTAGTGCATTATCTGATGAAGAATACGCTAGGTCTACAAAAGCAAAACGTCGTGCCATAAAGAAAGGCAAACAGTTTTCTAAACAGCCTAAGAGCGTTGCAGATAAAACTAAATCGCATAGGAGATACAGTTGACTAATATTGGAATAGATGGTTTTAACAGAACAAAAGAAAATGATGAAATGATTTCTGATGCTGTTGGTGCTTGTTTTTCAACACCAATCGGAATAGAAGTATTGAAATATCTTAAAAGTATAACTATAGAAATGGTTGCTGGTCCTGATATTACAGATGCAAAGTTACGTCATTTAGAAGGACAAAGATATATAGTTGGGATTATTGAACGACGAATAGTACATAATCACGGAGTAAAGCAAAATGGAAGAAGCGACACAACCACAAGAGATAAGTCAGGAAGCAAACGAAGCGACGCCCTCTTCTCAGGAAAGACCTGAGTGGTTACCTGAAAAATTTGAAACACCTGAAAATTTAGTTCAAAGCTATGGTGAGCTTGAAAGTAAGATTGGTCAAAAAGACGAATCAGTAAGAGAGCAGTTTCTACAAGAATTAGAAACAGAGTTCTATAATGGTAGACCAGCAGATGTTGGTGATTATAAAATTCCTGAAAGCATTGATCCTGAACTAGCACAAGATAATGAAATGTTTAATTGGTGGGCGAATGAAGCCTATGAAAATGGTTACTCACAAGAAGAGTTTGAAGCTGGTATAGGAAAGTTTGCAGAGTTTATGAACAGTATGCAACCTGATATTACTGCTGAGAAAGTTAAGTTAGGTGATAATGCAGATGCTAGACTTGAAGCTGTTACGTTATGGACACAGAATAATTTTAATGAAGAAGAGTTTGGAGCAATCCAAATGTTAGCTTCAACTGCTGAAGGTGTTGGTGTTCTTGAAAAGATTATGGAAATGCAAAAGAGTAGTTCATTAAGTGGACACGCAACTGCACCATCATCCATATCACAATCAGATTTAGATGATATGATGCGTGATCCTAGATATTGGAAGCCAGGTGAAAGAGATCAAAACTTTGTAAATAAAGTTACCGAAGGTTTCAATAAATTATATGGGTCGTAAGTATTTAGCTACTATTGGCAAACTTGAAATAGTAGAATCAAACTTAGATGATGCGACATATCTTCAAGATAATCTAAGACCACAAGATGTCCGTGAGTGTATGATTCACGGAGTCACACCTAATCGTGCATTGAATCTTCCTTTAGTTGATAAGGCTTGTAAAACTTTTACGGCTCTTGTCGACGACATTCCTATATGTATGTTTGGTACAATGCAGAACTATGAGAATAAAAAGATTGCTTCTATATGGTTACTTGGAACAAAAGGCATAGAAAAAAATTATTTTAGTTTTTTAAAAGCATCTGTTGAGCTTATAGAATTACTGCAACAAGACTTTGAAGTGCTTGAAAATGTTGTACCTATTGATCATTCAAAGACAATATCTTGGTTAAAATGGTTAGGGTTTATCTTTCATAAAGATCCAGTAATTATAAATAGTTATGCGTGTTTACGTTTTGTGCGTTGTCAAGATGGTTTAGAAGTGCAAATTCTTAATTCGTAATGACCCAATCTATGCTGAAAGACCTTATGACAGACAATCTTTATGAAGCTAAAAATTGGACAATCATCTGCAAACTGATAAATTTTAACTTTTTAAAGGAGACAATCAATGGCTAATACTATTGATACTGCTTTTATTAGACAGTTTGAATCTGAAGTACACTTAGCATATCAACGTATGGGTTCTAAATTAAGGAACACTGTTCGTACTGTTGCTAATGTAAGAGGAAGCACAGTTCGCTTTCAGAAGATTGGTAAAGGTTCAGCGTCTACTAAAAGTAGAAATGGTCAAATCACACCTATGGAATTGACCCACACAACTGTTGACGTAACAATGGCTGACCATTATGCGGCCGAATACATCGACAAGTTGGATGAAATCAAAACTAATATAGATGAACGTCAGGCAATCGCTAAGTCTGAAGCTGGTGCTTTAGGTAGAAAGACTGATGAAATATTAATCACAGCTATGGATGCTGGAGCTAGTTCTACTCAAATACACGATACAAGTTCTGCTATTGAAAAAGCAGATGTTCTTGCATTGTTTGAGCAGTTCGGTGTTGCTGACATTCCAGAAGATGGTGGTCGATATGTAGCAATGAACCCAAAGGGATTTGCTGATCTATATGCAATCAATGAGTTTGCTAGTGCAGACTTTGTTGGTGAAGCTAACTTACCTTTTGCTGGTGGTATGACAGCTAAGAACTTCTTAGGATTTATGTTCTTCTCTTCATCTTCAGTAACGGCTGGTAAGAATATGGCTTATCACACTTCTGCTGTTGGACTAGGTATTGGTGCCGACGTCACAACAGAGTTAAATTACATACCTGAAAGGGTATCTCACCTTGCAACGTCTATGATGTCTATGGGTGCTGTTGTCATTGATGACAATGGTGTCTATGAGTTCTTAGACAACAACACTTAGGAGGTTTAAATGGCTTATAGTGCAAGTGGATTACACCGAATAGGTGGAGCAAGTGGGGTAAATTTATGGATTTATCAAACCACAGATGCGATTGCAACTGTTAATAGTGCTGGTTATTTCAACAGCTCTGCTAATATGTTGAACGTCAGAGACTTAATAATTGTTATGGATACTAATGTTCCAACAACAAATTTCTGTACTGTTCTTTCTAATACTGGTTCAGTAGTTGACGTTTCAGACGGAACTGCTGTAGCAGAAACAGATGGCGATTAAATAATATGGCTACATCAACATCAGCAACCTCTCCCATTGACGTATGCACAAGGTCGCTGGTGTTGATTGGCGCACAACCAATAACATCTTTTAGTGATGGATCGAATGAAGCATTGGTGGCTGTTAATCTCTATGAAGATACTGTTCAAGCATCTTTAGTAAATACAAGATGGAGATTTGCAGTAAATCAAGCAATAGGTAATAGACTATCAGATGCACCAACTGGTAGATATAATTCAGCTTACCAAATACCTTCTGACTCATTAATGATAAATGCCGTTACAGTAAATGATAGAAGTATAGAATATCAAATTTATGGTAACTTTATCTTCAATGATGCAACTGTTAATGATGAAGTCATTATAGATTATAATTTTAGACAAGTAGAAGCTAACTTTCCAGCATACTTTGTTCAAGCTGTTGTCTATGAATTAGCTGGACATTTCGCATTAGCATTAGCAAGAAATGATAATATGTCTAACAATATGTTTGAGAAAGCTAGGTTCTTTATGCAGAAAGCTAGAACATTAGATAGTCAACAACAAACAACTCTTAGACTTTCAACTAATCGTTTTGTTACTTCAAGAAGGACAACTGGTACACTATCGAGTAATGTCTAATGGCTCGTATTCGTATTCCCCTCAACAACTTTGAAAGAGGTGAAGTTTCTCCATCAATGACATCAAGAACTGATTTGAATGTTTATGTTCAATCAGCAGAAAAAGTAAGAAACTTTTTTCTTATGGCAGAGGGTGGATTAAAACGTAGACCAGGCACAGAGTTTATTCATAAGTTTACAACTGTTACAGTAGATAATTCTAAAAGATTACAAGTAAAGATTGAACCTTTTTTATTCTCAGATGATGAACGATACATTGTAGCATTTAGTGCTGGTAGGTGTGATTTCTTTCGTATTGTTGCATCAACTGGTGTTATATCACATATTCAAGGTTTAACAACAGATACAGATAGTGCAACATTGCCGTGGACTGTTGATACAATAGAAGATCAAACAATAGCACAGTCTGCTGATAATATGTTTGTTGCACATAAATCTCATATACAAATGAGAATAGTAAGAACTGGTCTAACTACATTTGAAGTAAGAAAGTTTGCATTTGATGAAACAACTGCTAGCGATCAAAAGTTTCAACCTTATTTTACATTTCAGGAAAGTGGAGTAACATTAACTCCACAAGCAACAAGTGGCTCTGGACAAACAATGACTACCTCATCAGCTTATTGGGAGTCTGGTCACGTTGGTACTATTGTAAGATATAAAGGAAATGAAATACTTATTACTTCAGTAACAAATACTACTGTTGCTGTTGGTACAATTAGAAAAACTTTATCAGGTACAACTGCTGATACAGATTGGGATGAACAATCATATTCTACTCTTAGAGGTTTTCCTAGTGCTGTTACATTTCACGAAGATAGATTATGGTTTGCTGGAACAACAAGTCAGCCTGATGCCATATGGTCATCTAAAAGCTCTGAGTTTTTTAACTTTGATGTTGGTACAGCACAATCAAATGAGAGTATTCAATTTGCTATAAGTGCTGGTGAATTTAATTCTATAAAGCATTTAACAAGTTCACGAGATTTACAAGTGTTCACAAGCACAAGTGAATTTTTTATACCATCATTTTCAAGCAGTGCTTTGACACCAACTAATGCACAGATTCGACGACAAACACCTTTTGGTAGCTCAGGTGTAAGACCGACGCCATTTGATGGTGCTACTGTATATGTTCAAAGAGGTGGTAAAACTGTGAGAGAGTTTGTCTTTAGTGATGATGAAAGTGCTTATGTATCAACACCAATATCATTATTAAGTTCACATCTTGTGGTTGATCCTACGCAAATTACAGCTATGCGTGGTGCATTAGCAAGACCTGAAAGTTATGCTTTCTTTGTAAATAGTGATGGAACTATTGCTGTGTTTCATTCTATTCGTAATGAACAAAAGGCTGGATGGACATTATGGACAACTGCTGATACTGGAACTACTGGTGGTTTTCACAGTATGTGTACTGTTGATGAAAGATTATTCTGTGTAGCAAAAAGAGATTTAGGTGGTGGTACTGTTCGCTTTATGCTTGAAGAGTTTTTAGATACAGCTACTTTAGATTGTAGTGATGACTTTAGTGGAAGTAATGGTGTGTTCACAACTAATTCAATATTTGAAGATAATGCAAAACTCGACGTCGTTTCAAGTAATGATTATTTAGGTAACTATACTCAAGGTTCTAATCAAGTTGATGTATCTGCTGTAAGTACAACAAGTTCAGCAGAGATTGGTTTTGGTTTTACTGGAATATTAACAACGCTACCATTAGATGCTCAAGTAGAAGGTGGTCCTCTTACAGCAGAACCAAGACAAATAACACGAGTTAATTTAGACCTTATAGAAACTTTATCTGTATCTATTGGTACTGGTGGAACTTCTGTTCCATTAATCTTACAAAGTACAACAGATGACTTTTCATTAGGATTATCAAAATTTTCTGGAAAGAAAGAGTTTAGAATGTTGGGATATAGTACAGACCCAAGAGTTTTTCTAACTCAAACTGCACCAGTAGCTTTACAATTAAATGGAATGGTAGTGGAGGTAGCTTTCTAATGTGTGTTCCAACACCACAATTATTATTATTTACAACAGTAGCATCAGGCGTAAGTGGAATGTTATCAGCAAGGGCTGGTTCAAAAGAAGCATTAAGGGCTGGTCAAAGAAATGCTGAAAGAATAGAACAACAAAAACAAGTTGCATCATTAACTGGTGAACAAGAAACAACTGCACTACTTCAAAGTTTTTCTCAATCAATGGCATCAAACATTGCAATGAGAGCAATGATGGGAAGAGACGCAAGTGATCCATCATTTAGAGCATTTGAGAAATCAAACTTTGATACATTAGAAACAGACTTACAACGTATGGCAATACAAGGTTCTAATATTCAAAAGAATTATGACTTACAAAAATTTGAAGCTATATCAAGTGCAACAGATAGAGCTAAGAGTATAAGACGAAAAGGATTATTAAACTTAGTTGGAACTGGTACTCAAGGTATAATGGAATACGATAGTGTAAAAGTTGGAGATGATTAAGAATGAAAATACAAAGATTTAAAAATCAAGTATTTAATAAACCAGTAGGTGTTGTTCGTTCACAAGAAAGAACAGCAGACACAGAGACCTGGCAAACTATATCGAAAATATCTTCAGCCTTATCAGGTGAGTTTTATAAGAAAGCTGTTGAAGAAGCTAAAGATGCTGGCATTAAAAAATCATTATCTGTCGACGTCTTTGATGAAAATATGCAAATAACAAAAGCTCCTATTAGTATGGGTACAGTTGGTACAAAGGCTTTTGAACAGAATATGCTTAGACGATATGAAACTAAGATGAGAAGTTTATTAGATAATAAAATAGGTGATGCATTAAGAACTAATCCAACTGATGCAGACCAATATAATAATGATGCTTCCATAGCTGTAGCTGGATTAATTGATAAAGCTGATCCAAGTATGAAAGGTATTCTTACTGATTATGCAACAGCAAAGATTGCTATAGGTGCTAATACAGTAATGACAAATACAAAAAAGATAGAAGATGAACAGTTAGTTTTAGACACTGCTGAACAAACTGAATCAATGGCTAATCAAGCTATCAATGCGTTTGCAAATGGAGATGATCGTACTGGTAATCAGTTAATGCAAACAATAGAATTTGAGTATAATGAGCTTGTGACGGAAGGTGTAATAACTGGAGGAGGAGCCAACAATAGAATGGTAGAACTAAGAAGAAGAGTACTAGAACAAAGAATTGGTATTGCATTAAATGACCTTTCTTCTGATGAAATTATAATGGTTGCAGATAGTTTTGCTAAACAACAATTAAATGATCTTCCTGATACAGACACTATGGTTGCAAGAGATGCTTCATTTAATAGAATTAAATCATTACTTAATAATAATCCTCATATATTAGATAACCCTACAATTAAAAGAGTTATTAATGGTGTAAAAGTAAGTCAAGCACAATATGAAGATAGTGTAAAGGATGAAAGAAAAGCACGAGCATTTATATCACAATTATCAAATGGACAAAGAATGGAGATTGGTAAGAATGAAATGCAAGCTTATACCCAATTTGTATTTAATCAAGCTGGTGTTCCATTAACTGTAAACAATCAAGGTTACATTCAATCACCTACCAAAGATCAACTTCTTTTATTAGCTGATTCAAGAAATCCTAAATCTGCAAATTTTTATAGAATACTTGCAGAACAAAAAAAGATGCCAAAGATTATGGAACATAAGTTTGAAGCTCTTGTTGATGGTACTTTAGATGCAGAAGAAGGATTTGCTGTCTTAGAGATATATCAGAATATGGCAAATAATATGTCGACGACTGGTATTCATAGAGATTTAACGCAAGGTATGGGTATGAGAGAAACTGTTTCACAAAAGATGAGAGCATTAGATGCTATGCTTACATTTAACAGTACAATGGAAGGTATAGAAAGAGCAGTTGCAAAATTAAATCAACCAGAAGATGAGCGTTTTTCATATATGATGCAAAGTATAAATAGAACTTTAAAAGATAAAAATGGTGGTCAGTTTATTTCACAAGTTTCAACAGCCAAAAAAATATTAGCAGATGAATTAAATAGAGAGATAGGTGATTTTGGAATTGTTAATGAAGTTATAGATGAAACAATGTATCTTGCTAACTTTATTGGCGTCGAAAATGCTGTTAGTACAATGTCAGCTACTGTTGCTAGAGGATGGATTCAATCTAAATATGCAGTTGATATGGTATCAGGTGGTAACCTGAAACAAACAAGGTTTGCTCCTGAGATTATATTTCAAGGAGAAGCATTAAACACATTTGAAAAAAAGATTAAAGAATTATCAGGCATAAATAATCCAGTATTAGGAGAAAACTTATTTGTTATTGTTGATCCTAACTCAGCAAATACAAATGTAAGATATTATTTAGCAAGTGGTGAAGGTAATGATCTAAACCCTATTCTTAAAAAGAACGAAGAAACTGGTGAAAATGAAATGATATCTATTGAGCTTATTGAGTTTGCAGATCAAATGAGTGCTGAATATAAAAAAATGTTACAACAAAATCTTGAGTATGCTGGGATGATAGTTAAACAAAGTAAAAATGCACACGATTATAAATTTTTATGGAGTGGTACTTCTGGTGGTTTTGGTCCTGGATTACAGTTAGATATGATGTTAGGTAAATAATTTGGTTGATATTGGTAAACCATTAATAGCATATGATAGTATGTCAATGGGTGAAGCTGACCCATCATTTTGGGATGGTATGTCAGCAACTTATGGTTATCAATACAGACCTATAATTGGTGCAATGTATGGAACTTCTTTTGAAGAAGATGATAGTTTTAATGTTTTAGATCATTTAACGTCAGAAGATTTAGATGACAGAAACCAAGTAACAATGCTAGCTACAGCTAGATCAATAGATCATTTAAATTATTTAAGAACGCATACGGCTTTGATGCGTGAAAATAGAGAAGTGCTAAGTAAAAGTGGTTGGGGTTCAATGATAACTGCTGGAATACTTGACCCAGTAAATTTATTATCTTTACCATTCAAAGGTGTAGGTATTACAGCTAGAGCATTATCAGGTGCAAAGTCAGGTTTTTTTATTGGTGCTGGAACAGAACTTATACGAGCGCCTTTTGAACCTGATGCTACCCTGACAGAAAGTGGTATTAATATACTTGGGTCGACGGCATTAGTTGGAACATTAGGTGGTATTACTGGTGCTTTTTCTGGTCGTGCATCACAGAGATTTGTTAATGAACAAACAGAAGTACAAAATAGTTTAGACGTTAATCCTACTGGTAGTTTTGATTATAAGAATAATTGGTTTGTAAACTCTCCAATGTTTAAATTAGTTACTTCACCATTTAAAGCAGTATTACAAGCTGATTTGCCTACATCTACAAAAAAATTTATGACACAAATTGGTGCTGATGGTGGATTAACACAGATGTTAAACAAAGCTGGACAAGGTATATCATCTGTATTTATGAGATCAGTTACATATATGGGTGACTACTATGCTCATTCAAGAAAATTAACAAGTCACTACCATAATTTTATGAATCAAGCTAATCAACCAATAGGTTTTGGTTCAAGTGGATTAAGAGAGTTTGCAGAAAGATTAGCTAGAGAAAGAATACTAAGAGAAGCACAACCAAATAGACCAAAACTATCAAGCCACGAAGAAGCATTTATAAATGAGATGGATGTATTCTATACAAAGTATGGTGTCGATATGTTAAATAACGGATTACTTGCTACAAAAGATTCAATCAGTAGAAATATTACAAGACTTACTAATGACGTCGACGAAATAAATGCACAGCTTAAGATTGAAAAAAACACAAGAGCTAAAGTAAAACTTAGAGAAATGCTTGGTAAACAAAAGGCCAGGTTAAAAGATCAGGAAGATTTGTTAGCAACTGGTTATGATCCAAAGTACAAAGGTGTTTATTATCCTAGATATTTTAATATTGATGCAATAGCAAATGATATGGATGGGTTTAAAACTATATTAAGAGATTGGTACACAGCTAATCCACTCAGTCCTAATGCAACTGCAAGTGATATTGAAAGATCAGTAAATAAAACTGTTGATAAGATATTAAATAAACAAAATCTTGAAGATGATTTTATGGGTCACGGATTATCCAAACATTTAAGGCATAGAGAATTAGATGTACCAAATCATTTGTTATTGGATTTTATTGAAATAAATCCACTAGATACTGCAATGTATTATATGATGAGAACTGGATCAAAGATTGAATTTGCAAATACATTTAAAGGCAAGTCAATGGATGAGATGGTTGATGCTGAAGAACTTGCTATGATTAGACACGGCAATACTGCAAAGGCAATATCAGAAGCAAAACAAAATCTTTTTCATATGTATGATCGTGTTGTAGGTACACCAATACAAAGACCTGATGCACTTAATAGAAGAATATCAAGAGCATTAACTGATTGGACAGCTTATGCTTTTCTTGGTCGTGCTGGTTTGTCGTCGTTACCTGAACTTGGAATGATTATAATGCAACACGCAAGTAAGCAAGGTCCACTTGGTAGAGAACAACTTGGTGCTACATTAAAAGCATTAACAGATTTAAAAACTATTGGTCTTAGTGCTAAAGAAGTACAGATAGCTGGTGAAGCACTAGATATGATACTTGGTGTTGCACAGAATAGAATGTATGAAGATTTTTTAAGATCTCCTTTTACTAAAGGTTTAAGTAAAGTAAATGAACAAGGCAAAAGAATATTTTATACAGCTAATTTATTGGCACCAATTACTCAAATAACAAAACAAATGGCTGGAGTCTTAGGACAACATTCATTAATAGATCGTTCATTAAGATTAGTTGCTGGAACTATTGACCAAGAAGGTGTTGAGTTACTTGCAAGATACGGCATAACAATAAAAGATGCTAAAAAAATAAAGAAACTTGTCGACGACGGAAAAGTACAGACAAGTGACACTGGCAGACTATTCCTGGCTAACACAGAAAGCTGGGGAAACGACCAACTTGTGCGTAAGTTTCGTGGAGCATTGGCAACTATGACAAGAAACACAATCATAAACGCTACTCCAGCAGACAAACCAAAAATCATTGATGGAGTTGTCTATGCTAGAATGAATCCAGCTTTAAAAGCATTAGGGTTTAAAGTAGACAAACGCTCAAGCTCAATGGGATATGAGGTAACAAGAATTGAAAATGGTTTGATGGCATTACCATTTCAGTTTTGGAACTATACATTAGGTGCAACAACAAAGATACTTGGTGCTGGATTTGATGCAGATAGAACTGGTAAAGTTGCTGGTTTTGCTTCAATGATTGCTCTTGGTTATCTTACTCTTTATGCAAAAAATCCAAGAAGTTTTAATAATATGGATTATGAAGATCAACTTACAAGAGCAATAGATCAAACTGGTATTACTGGAATCTATAGTGATTTATTTTATATGGGTTTACACGCAAGACATAGAATGGGTAATTTAGATCGTGATGATACTGTAATACAACCTAAGTATAGAGTTAATCCTCCATCAGAACTAGGTGCTGGTTTAGAAACTGTATCTGATTTTGCTGGTGCTTCTCCAAGTTATTTGTTTGATGTCGCAGATACAGCATATTTATTTGGTAGTGGTCAATCAGATGAAGCAATTAAAAAGGCTTTGAGATTAACTCCAGTATCTTCTTTATATGGTATGAGGACACTTATGGGTGAAGTAGAAGATGTAATTACTCCAAGAGGTAGATTTTAATTTGTGCGTTGTTTGTTATTTTAATAGATTATAGGGTGCGATTATGGCGTTAGATATTAGTGCAACAAGTCCAAGAGTCCAATATACTGTAGGTAGTTCGTCGACGACGACATTTGCTTATGGGTTTCCTATCTTTCAAGATGCTGATTTAAAAGTATTTGTAGGATCAACTCTTAAAACATTAACAACACATTATACTGTTACTGGTGCTGGAACTACAAGTGGTGGCAATGTTGTAATGACAACAGGCAATGAAGTAACTAATGCAGATGTAACGATTGTTCGTGATATCACAATATCCAGGACAACTGACTTTCCTACTTCAGGTTCATTTCAGGTTGATAGTCTGAATACAGAACTAGACACAATCACAGCAGTACAGCAAGAACTAGAAGATGACATTAGTCGATCACTAAAGCTATCAGATGAAGATGCAACGGCAACCTTAACTCTTCCCCTCAAAGATGCACGAAAAGGTAGATATCTTGCTTTTAATACAACAACTGGTAACGCAGAAGCTGGACCTACACAAACAGATGCTACTGCTATAGCTTCAGTTACCTCTGATATTGCAACACTTGCCGACATACAAGATGGCACAACAGCTACAAATGCTATTACAACAGTCGCTACTGCAAGTGGTAATATTCAAACAGTAGCTACTGCAAATAGTGCTATCAATACAATAGCTACAGGAACAACAGGAGGTAATTCTAACCTCACTAATTTAAATACAATCGCTACTGGTACAACTGGTGGCAATGCAAACCTTACTCAAATAAATGCAGTAGCTTCTGATTTAACAGACATAAATACAGTAGCTAGTAAAGCAACAGAAATAGGAAGACTAGGAACTACTGATGCAGTAGCAGATATGGCATTACTTGGTGATAGTGCAATAATTACTGATATGGGATTACTTGCAGTAGATACAGTAATAGCTGATATGGCACTACTTGCAGAACCAGCAGTAATAACTGATATGGATTTGCTAGGTGCTAGTGGAGTTATTGGAAACATTGCTTCTGTAGCTGGCAAAACTACAGAAATAGGAGCGTTAGGAACAAATGCAAATATAACTAATATGACTGCTCTAAATGGCACAAATGTTATCACACATATGGCTAATTTAAATGGCACAAATGTTATTTCAAATATGTCTAACCTTAATGGTACTGGTGTATTAACCAACATTGCAAACTTAAATGGAACTGGTGTTCTTACAAATATAGCAAATTTAAATGCTAGTGGAGTTATTGCAAACATTGGTACAGTTGCTAATAAAGATACAGAAATTGGACAACTTGCACCAAAGGCAACAGACATTTCTACTGTAGCTGGTAAAATAACTGATGTTGAAGCTGTTGCACATTTAGAAGACGGAACAACAGCAACAAGTGCTGTATCAACATTATCTGCTAGAAGTTCTGATATGCAAACTCTTTCACCAAGAGCTTCAGATTTGCAATCACTAGGTCCTAAAGCTACAGAGATAGGAAGAATAGGTGCGTCATCTGGTAATATAACAAGTCTTACAACATTGGGTACAACTACTGCTGTAGCAGATATGAATACTTTAGCACCAATAAGTTCTGATATTTCATCTTTAGCTGGTGCATTAGAAAAAACTTATACTGTTACTGTTACTAATGTTGGTGGACAAAATTTATTTAATTTAGATGGTAGTTATAATAATATAAGTGTGTTTAGAGGTAATACATATATTTTTAATCAAAATGCAAGTTCTAATAATGGACACCCACTAGGATTTATAAATGGGAGTTCTGATTATGATGTTGGTGTAACTTACAAAATTGATGGAAGTGTAGTAACAAAATCTCAATATTCAAATACAACAACTTTTAATGCTGGAACAACTCGTTCAGTACAACTTGAGGTTGCTACATCTGCACCATCATCAGGATTAGCTATAAAATGTTTAGTTCATGGAACAGCTATGGGTCTGAATATTTCTGTAACCGATAGTAACATTTCATTAGTTGCTAATGGTATGACTAACATTAATATAACAGCAACAAATATTGGTGCTGTAAATAATGTAAGCACTGAAATGACAAAAGTTACAAATGTACATAATAATATGTCTGATGTTAATGCATTAAATGGTACTGATGTTTTAACAAATATTGCAACACTTGCTACTGGTCAAACTTCTGGTATTTCTAATTTAAGTTCAATAGCATTAATTAATACTGGTAGTAATATGGCAAATATTACTACTGTTTCTACTAATATAAATTCTGTTAATGACTTTGCAGAAAAATATAGAATAGGGTCTAGTGACCCATCATCATCTTTAAATACTGGTGATTTATTTTATAATACATCTTCTAATACTTTAAAGATTTATACTGGTTCAGCTTGGGAAGCTGGTGTAACTGCTGGTAGTGGATTTGCTCCTCTTACTGGAGCTAACTTTACTGGTGATGTAAGTTTTCCAGATAATGTATTGGCAAAATTTGGTGCTAGTAATGATTTACAAATATCACACAATGGAACTAATTCAGTCATAAAAGATGCTGGTACTGGTAATCTTTCACTTCAGTCAAATGGTACTAATATCAATTTTTGGGACACTAGTAATTCTCAGCTTATGGGACATTTCGATATTGGTGGTGGAGTAAATTTATATCATAATGGTTCAAAGAAATATGAAACAACATCTTCTGGCATAAATATACTTGGAAATGCAAAAGCTGATTCACTCTCAATCGACCATGCATCAAATGATTGGAACTTTGAATTAAGTGGTGCTGACTTAGTTATCAAAAATGGTTCAACAACATTATTCAAATTAGACACTAGTGGAAACTTAAC